TTCCAGAAATAGAGTTTAAGAAACCAGACTACTATACAGAAGGATGTATAGCATATTACGATGAGATTGATGCTGTTATATTTGTAGACAAAGTTGCTAATGATAGTTTAAATGAGTTAGCGAATAGCATCATCCACGAATATATACACTACAAACAAAACATGAAACACTATCAGATACTTGCAATGTATCTACCAGATCATAAAAATCCTATGGAAATTGAGGCATCAAAAATTGCTAAAAGAGATACAAAAAAGTGCTTAAAAGAACTATTTGGCACTAAGTAGTTTAACCTTACTATTAATATTTATTGTTATATTAATTTAATATAATGACTATACTTCAAGTAACAGAATCAGAACACATAAAAGAGTATTTTTTACAATATGGGGTTTTGGGTATACTTGCTTTTTTACTTGGCTATTTTGCATGGATGCAATATCAAAGACTTGTTAAAAAAAATGATATGCTTGAAGAAAAAGTAGATAGACTTCAAGAAGAGATGATGGGATTAATAGCAGAAGAAAGAGATAGATTAGCAGAACTTATTAAAGATAATACTGAAGCGTTACGTGAATTACAGAAAACAATATTTAAGTACATGGTTAAAAATAATGAGTGATGGATTACAAGAAATATTCTTTAGGCAAATTGGGAGATAAGTTAGTTAAAGCAATGGAAGCTAAAGAACATTTCGATAAGAAAGAAGTTGAAAATAATTATATTAGAAAAATACAGACACTAAAAGAGATCCTTACTCACGAATATAAATTTGCTAATGAAAATAAAGGTAAGCATTTAAATTATGCAATTAAATTAGAAGTAGTTGAAAAGCATATTGACTACGTAAAAAAGGTTCAAAATAAAAAGTCATTTGATCAATCAGACAAACAGATCATAGACCAACTAATCCTAAAGTACACTTCTCATAACTGATTGATTTCCAATCACTTATAACTTATTGATAATCAATCACTTATAACTAATTGATTTTCAATCGAGAATTTTCAAAAAAGATCAAAATAAATTTTTTTATTTCGACGGAATGTCTTAATTTTACTATGTATCAAACAAATAAAGGTTATGAATAAGCAAATTATCCTCTCAGCTCTCGAAGCACAGCTCAAGACAAAAGAATCAGAAACAGAAGTCTACGAAAATGACGTAGTCAAGCCAGCGTATGAAGCACAAAATGCCGTCATCTTATCTTGGTTCCAAGAAAATGTATCTAATTTAATTCAAAAAATAGTAGCTACTAGTGACAGGATTGAGATCATGAAATTTGAAGAGCATGCACGCTGGAATTCATGTAGCATTTCTCTAATGCATGACTATAGAAGTGAAAATAGATCTAAGTATGCTGAATTTAGTTGGTATAGTTCTAGAGCTACGGCAAAAGACGGATTTGTTCTAGCCGATGTACAGATATTTGGAGCTGTAGCTGCTAAGTTTCAAGAGATAGAAAACAAATTCAAGCACGAATGGAATCCAGCATTCTTAGAGATATATCGTGAAGCCAATAAAATGGAAAGAGAATGTGCAGAATTGCGTACCACTATTAGTAATACAAAATATGATATTGCTAATGAATTAAAGAATCAATACAAAAAAGTTGGTTTCTCTTGTGAACTAAACACCAAGAAGTATATCAATAGAAATTATGATACTGGTGAAGTTACTTTGGAAGATGTGAAACACCAAATAAAATTGCAAATAGGTAGAAGCAACTACGATTATATATATGTAAATGCTTTCAAAGTGAAAGAATTAAACAAGTACAAATGTACGTTAGAGTTTTCTAATGATAGCCGATCAGATAAAGAAGTTACAATAACAATTAAGAGATTTAATGAGTTTATTGATGATGTATTTAATTGGCAGAATGGTGGATCTGAAAGTGATAGTAGGTATACAACCGATAGATACAATAGACAATATGCTAAAAAAGAAAATGCTGAATAATGAAGTACGTTAAGTATTTAAAAGACGAGTCATTATTGGCACTAACAGGATTAATTCTAATGTTCATTTATATTATATCAAAAAATTAAAGGTTATGGGATTAGACATGTACATGTATAAAAAACTTTATATATCTCAAGGTGATTTTTTTAAAGAAGAGTATAGAGATCAGGTCTCTGTTACTAAAGGCGGCAAAGATCATCCTACAATTAAAAGTAGTCGCGTTAAATATATAATTGAAGAAATAGGATATTGGCGTAAAGCAAATGCTATTCATAAATGGTTCGTAGATAATATTCAAAAAGGACATGATGATTGTGGAGAGTATTTTGTATTTCCAAATAAACTTCAAGAACTTAAAGATCTTTGCCTTCAAGTAATTGAAGACGGTAATAAAGCTCCTGAACTACTTCCTACTACTAGTGGTTGTTTTTTTGGTGGTACTGAATATGATGAATATTATTTTGATGATCTACATGAAACCGTAAAAATAATAGACGAAGCTTTATTAGATCCTGAAGGAGCTTATTATTATTCATCAAGTTGGTAAAAATAAAAACATGAAGACATTTAAAGACTTAGAATTTATAGAAATGAAAGATCTATTCTATAATGGAGTGCAGTGTAGAATTCAATTTGGCAATGGATACGGAGCCAGCATAGTTAGACACAACTTTAGTTATGGAGGAAAAGAAGGTCTCTATGAGCTTGCTGTATTAGATGAAAATGGAAAGCTGCATTACGACAATCCAGTAGCTAATGGAGATGTTAGAGGACATTTGACACCTGAAGAAGTTACAGAACTATTAAAACAAATTCAAGAGTTATGAAAAAATATTGTAAAGTGTGTGGAACTGAGATCCACCCAAAGCGCGTAGCATTAGGATATTCTACTTCTTGTGTAAAGCATTCGACTGCCGAGAGATATACAGGTATTGTGGCAGCAGGATCTAAAAATGACTTTGAAGTTCATGTCATTAAAGATAGTAAGGTTGCCAAAGAACTTGTTAAGATGTCAAATATTTATTAGAAAGAATCAAATGAATTACGTAGATCCAGTTAAGTATAGCAAAGCAATTCTATCATTGATGGAAGATGAATCAATGCCACAAGAAGAAACTATTCCTGTTGAAGGTACTATGAGTATGAAAGAGAGAGTTAGTAAACTTTCTCCTGATGATCAAAAGAAACTTAAGGAATATATTGATGCTATAAAAGAGATTAAGAAAGAGATCAATGAATTAATCAATAAAGATGCCATCGCAGAAGAAGGCGGTAATATGTCTTCAGGATTGTATATGAGTACAGAAGAGGAATAAAATAAAATAAAATGGTTTTGTTAAATTTAGTTTACGGAGTTCTTTATGGTATCATAGGACAAGTCTTATCTTTTATTCAACTACAAGGCGGTATTAAATGGGGTTGGACTGAGAAATATAGTTGGGCTCTTATGTTACTTGGACTTCCTATTAGTTGGGCATTCATGAAAAGTGTCCACAATTTTATCTTAGCATTTCATGGAGAAACTTGGCCTTCAAGACTATTAGGATTTGGAATTGGAGTTATAGTATTCATTGCACTTACTTGGTTTTTATTTAAAGAAGGTGTAACACTAAAGACTTCAATTTGTTTATTTCTTGCATTAATTATAATTTTGATACAAATGTTGTGGAAATGAAAACTGTTGTATTAGGAGACACTCACGGAAGATCTAATTGGAAGCTAGCTATTTATCAAGAAGAACCAATTGATAGAATTATATTTATTGGTGACTACTTTGACTCATTTGAGTTTAGTGGAGTAGAGCAGATTAATAACTTCAAAGAGATTATAAAGTATAAAGAAGATAATCCCCAAGTTGAAGTGGTAATGTTAATTGGTAATCATGATCATCATTACTTTCCAGAAGTAGGATATACAGGTACTAGTGGTTATCAAAATAAAATTGCTCCATCAATTACACAAGTCATAGATGAGAATAGATATAATTTGCAAATGGCTTATGGTTTTGGTGAATATCTATTTACTCATGCTGGTGTAAGTCCTATTTTTATGGATCAAGTATTTGGTGAAAATGATTGGAGTATTGAAAATGTTGTAGTTGATCTAAATGAAATGTTTAAATACAAACCTAGAGCATTTGACTTCAATGGTTTTGATGCCACAGGCGACAATACTACACAAACTCCTATATGGATTAGACCTAGATCTTTAATGTCTGCAAATAAGAAACATCCTAAAGGATTAAAGAAAGACTATATTCAAATTGTAGGACATACTCAAATGCGTAAATTAGATTTAGAAGATAGTAATAAATTTACAGGAGGTAGATATTATTTCATAGATACTATGGATACAACAGGACAATATCTTATAATTGAAGATGGTAAACTAAGTATTAATTCTGTAAAATGATTATTAACTATGTCAGTAAAAGAGAGAGCAAATTTCTTAGTAGAAAGATATGGAGAGAATTGTATTCAAGTTGTTAATAGTTTATTAGAAGACAATACAGAAACAAAGTATTTGTCTTATTGGAAAGATGTACTTAAAACATGTCAAGAAATTCTAACAAATAAAAAACAAGTTAATGCCTAACGTAGTTGATCTAGTAGATCGTATAGAAGAAATGTTTACTGATATGCCTGATAAAAGAAAGAAGAAGGAATATCAAGAATGGAAAATAACTATCAATAAGTTAATAGAAGAAGTAAATAAAATGTCAAAGATAAAAATGTATTCAACTATTAAATAAAGAGTTATGAATAATAGAAGGAACTTTCTAAAGCTATTTACAATGGCAGCAGTAGCAACTGCGTTGCCTAAAATAGAACCAGAACCACAGAAATTAGTTATTAACTCAACTAATAATACTGATAGAATGATTGGTGTTCATGGGGTAGAGAGGATGAGAATATATTCTAGTGGAAATATAGGTTTATCTGTCACTCAACCTTCAAATATCTTACTAGTAATTTAATACTATAACTATGGCATACAGTCGCTTCGGCACCTCCAGATGGTACACTTATTGGTATGAAGATTATAGATC